CTACCTATCTTTCGCAGCGAAGCGGAGTGGCCTGTCCGGCCAAGAGGACAAAGGGGGGGCAACTGACTGCAGAATGCGGTAAGTATTATTACCCCCCCCTAGTTAACAGTTCACATGGGCACCACTGTGGACTGTAAACTTGATGTGAAGATTAACAAACTAATTGGCATTTGTCGCAATTGCGGACAATGGTGTTGTAGGTGTCAATAATGTCTCAACAAAAGAGGCATTGGGTCGGTACTATGTGGGCCGGCCATATTGGTTTAGACGATGATTGTAGTGAAGAGGAAACTATCGACGCTTTTCGTCGTGAATGGCAGAATCTAGAGGATTTGCCTAATATGCGGTATTTAGGCGGGCAAGTGGAACGTGCCGATACCGGAAGACTTCACATCCAATTTTACGTAGAGTTCTCGAAATCCTATAGGATGAATGAGGTTTTACGTACATTAAGTGCTAATATTGAACCCCGAAAGGGTACTAGAGATGAAGCACGGAAATATTGTAGAAGTACAATATATAAAGGCAAGAATAAAGGACGGATTGTACTATTGCCTGAGTTTGGAGAATGGAGGGTTGAAAAGGCATCTGCCGTCTCTCCAAAACAACGTGCCTTGCAAATGTTAAAGCAAGGTTTCTCTCCTTCTGATATATTACAACATGATCCGGATGTGTATTTTACTCACTACCGGGCAATTGAGGCTACTTATGGCCTCATGGAAAAAGCCGGGATAATATTAAGTACTCTCGGCGAAGAGGAGTAATTATGGCTCGTCGAAGAGGTTCCCGTACTACGAAGATACAACCTGCTGTAGAATCTTTTACTTTTATTCCTAAGGTTACAGTTCCTGTAGCTTCGGCTGGTCCAGGTATTATTCCTGGTACTGCAACATATTTTGTTGATCTATCTCAATGTGCTTCTTTGGCTAATAGGCGTTTTTATCGCCAAGGCATACTATGGGCAGTGTCCAGTATTCGTTTGAGTACTACTGCAGTTCAAACTGGCGTACCTTATCCTGCTGCTCAGGCTGGCAAAATTACTATTTCTAAACTTCCTCAGACATGGATTATGTCAAATGCTTGGGAGAAGTCTTTTCGTGCTTGGTCTAAGATGAATAGAGAAGCTCTTTCTGAATCTTCTTCTGTTAAGCCCAAATTTTTGGATTTCAAGATTTATGCTGATGCTGATCATCACTCTCAATCTGTTGGAGGTTTTCCTTCTAATCTTTTACCTGTTGATTCTGGAGGCGTTGCTGCAGTTGCTGGCGAATGGGAGCCTTCTAAGTTTGTTATTCCTAAAACAAATGGTACTGATGACACTATCAGTCATGAAATAATTGCGGTTGGTTCAAATTACCCTGGTACTGGTTTTTCAGGTCTTAATGCAGTTTCCTTGATTGAAGGATATGCTGCTTCTCGTGGTCTTCCTGATATTTTAGATCCGAATACTCCTGATGATGCTGCTTTAGCAAGTGGTTCAACTCCACAGAATTATTTGTCTGCTTTGTTTAATGAAGGTACAGACCAAACTACTGATGTTATTGATGATATGATTGATGAAAATAATATTGCTCCATATCCTTTTGAGAATGATGGTATACATATTGACACTATGTATCCTGGAGGAGCTAATAATTTGTCTGCTTTACAAATTCATTCGCGTGAGCTTATGACTGGTACTACAGTAGGAAACCAAACTTATCTGAAGGGTGGTTCTTTTCCTTGTGGTTTGATTAAGATAGAAATTGAAAATTATGATTCTACTTATAAAATGCAACCTGAGCTTGTTATTGATCTTGTACCTGGTACCCATAGAGGTTACTTGTGTGAATCTATGACGGAGATGTGATATTATGAATACTGCTCCCATTGAAACTGCTATTGCAACATCTAAGATGGCTTTGGTTATTGATCATCTTAAAAATAATCGTATTGAGTACTTGGTACTTGTATTATTTTCGCATGTACTTGGTCTTACCTCCAAGGCTACGGAACATGTTAGTGGAGTGTGTGCATGATGACTTGGAAAAAAGGTAAAACATTTAAGAAAGGAAATAAAACAGTTCGTTATATTTACAAGAACGGTAGAAAATCAACCAAGAAATTGGTTACCGTGAAGAAAGGTGGTAATTCTTATCGCCGAAGATATTGATACTCTTGAAGAGTGTGCCCAGTGTGATACACGTACTCTTAATCGCTTTGTTATTGAAGTTGATACTGGACAGATAGTACATTGTATTTGTAATTCTTGTTATGCGGAGTGGGTTGAGTGATCCGACCCCCTCAATTTAAATCTCCTGCTGATTTGGCTAAATCTGTTCTCGATGATGCTAATGACTTTTCATCATTTTATCTTTCATTGTTGGCTCATCGTAACCCTGGCCTTCCTCTTCTTACGTTGGCCGGCACTTTCGGCGCTCTTGGTTATTTTGGTGCTCGTTCTGCGAGTTTGTCTGTACCCGTGGCGAGATCAGTTGCATTTTTTGCTTTTAGGAGAGCAATAACGCTTAGTGTTTATACTGCTCCTGTTACTGTTCCATATTATATTGGTCGAAATGTTGCACACGCAATAGATCCTAAATATGGTCAGGATAGATTTCATTATGCTATTATGAATCCGATCGCAGCTGCAACCGAGACTGGTGTTAATTTGACTCGGTTTGTTGCTCAATCTCGTTATGGTAGTTCTACTCGTGGCGGTGGCGGTTTTTAGTCCGCACTACCTATCTTTCGCAGCGAAGCGGAGTGGCCTGTCCGGCCAAGAGGACAAAGGGGGGGCAACTGACTGCAGAATGCGGTAAGTATTATTACCCCCCCCTAGTTAACAGTTCACATGGG